ACGGGGCCAAGCATGTAGGCGACATCGAGGTATCGCTACGGAGAACTTACGAGAACATCAACAGCAAACTCAAGGAGAAGAACACATGAGCAAGAAGATCAGCGAACGAAACATCCGTCTAACTATTGCCATGATGAGGTCAATGGCTAGTTACAAACCTGTCAGCCCGTTTCATATGGAAGCGTCTAAAGACATGGAGGCCATGCTTGAAGAGCTATTGGCCCTACGCAAAAAACTCAAGGAGAAGAACACATGACTGACTTTAGAACACACGTTCACGGCAATGGATTTTTTACCGAAGCGGCTGCATTTACAAAAGCATCCCGCAAAAGCGCAAGCATAAAACTCCAAATCTTAGTTGACTTGGAGGCCGCCGTTGAAAGCGGCTTGACTCCTGACGAGTTTGTGCTTAAACACGGAGGGCTAATTAACACTATTAGGCGCAGATTCACCGATCTTTGGAAAGAGGGGAAAATAAAACATCACCCTACTTTGTTAACGAGAAAAAATCTGGCGGGTAATGACTGCATAACGTGGGTGCTCGGCAAAGATTTAAATTTATCTACGCGATCAACCAAACGCTCGTGGGTAGGGCTGACGGATGGGGAGTTGTCTGAACTTAGCGCGTCTGGGTTGGCTTTGTGGGCTTTGTGGAGAGCCATCGAAGCCAAACTCAAGGAGAAGAACACATGAGCTGGAAAATTCAGCCCGTTGACACTGGGGGATGGTGGCTGTTCTACGAGAGTAAGCAGCCCAACACTTGGTGGCATGTAAGCCACAACAAATGGTTTCCAGTATTCCCAACACTAGATGCCGTGTTTGAAAAAATTAAGGAGAGGACCACATGAGACCGCACTTTAATTTTCATCGGCGCATTGGTATCGCCCCCAGCTTTGGGATTGAGTTTGCCCACTACGACTCAAAGGGGACTGTCACCCTGCGTTTGTGGTGGTCTGCGTTTACATGTACGTTTGATATCCCCCAGCGGTATTGGAAAGTGGAAGATGAAGAGACTCGTTTCTACAGAGAACTCAGGGAGAAAATATGACAGCACACGTTGCAGACTACTGGAAGCATTGGTATGACCGCTGGGTGGTATACACAAACCAGTGGGAGTACTTTAGGAAAACGCGACAGGAAATCCCGCCGTACATGCGCCCAGATTTTGCTAGGCACATGAAGAGACAGGTTGAGCTTGGGGTAGTAAAGGAGAACACATGATGCGAGCGCCGAACGGCAAGCCGATACTCAACGAGCCAGATGCTGAAGGGTTGTACACCTGCCAGTACACAGGTCTGAAGGTGTCGCGTGAAGAGTCCATCTTCTTGGGGCCATGTGTACCACAGGTCAACGGTACATACGTGTGCCACCCGACTGCACTGCCCTTCTTTAAGAAGTCCAAGCGCAATTTTGACGAGAGCGAGGCTAACTGCAATACCTGCAAGCACCTTGTTCGCGTGAAGCATGAACCAAGAAAAGACGGGATGCTACAGGGCGAGTGCCAAACGATGCCCAAGCTGCTGTTCCACCCCGATGACTTTATGGGGATGAATTGTTACGAACAAAGACCGGAGAAGAACACATGACACCGAAGAGTTTTGACGTTGATACGTGCAAGGAAGTTGTAGGTGATGGTCGTATGCGAGTCATTGAAGCCAAAGCAAGACAAGACGCTGACAACGGATTTACGGAAAAGTTTTTGATAGATAAGTATCACCAAGAAACGTATTGGGGCAAAGTGGAATTAGTCATGGAGTACGTTATATACACGACCACCCATAAAAAGCGGGTGGAGCGAATTGCAAGGGTGAAAGAAAAGGAGAAGAACACATGAGCGACAATAACTTCTGCCCAAGGTGCGGCAAACGCACGGGTGACATGACCACGATTCACACATGCACACCACCAGTTGCAGCCGGTTCACAGGCTTTTTACGGATTTCCTAACGAGCCGGTAAGTACGCCAAACGCGGGCGGCAAATGCGTGACTGCTGGAGAGACAGCACCTACCCACACCATCAACACCAACCACGCCGTGGCGGTGGCAACGGACACTTACTGGCTACCCATCGACAAGGACACGCCGCGTAGCGTCAAGCTGCAACTGCTGTCAATAGGTGGCGTTGCTCAGTACGGAACGCTTGGTGGTGATGTATCCTTTTACACCCACTGGTGCCCCCTACCAAAGAAAGCTAGATGACCCACGGCGGCAAAAGAGTTGGCGCTGGCAGACCGCCAAGAGAGTTGTCGATCAGTCGTGTGTACGCACTGCATGACCAAGGCGTCAGCGCCAGAGAGATAGCCCGCAGGTTCGACGTGAGCCACTCAGTAATTAATCGCGCAATAAAAAGGAGAAAGAAATGACACTAGCCAGCCTGTCCCGTTATGACCCCATCAAAGGATGTTTTGTTTTGAAAGACCTCACCCCCAAGCCCCCAGCAAATCCGTTTGACTACATGCGCTTCACCGAAGAAGAGAAAGAGCGCCGTGGTGGCAAGCCCCTGCTGCCGCCCGGTGACTACAAGCGCAGCGAGGCTGCATCCAAAGCCGTTGAGAAGAAGCGAGAGACAGACCCGCACTACGGAACCCTCGGCATCTCCAGCAAGACCGCAGCCGTGGTCGCCATGAAGCCCAAAGCATTTACCATTTACAGCAAAGCACAACTCTCGAAAGGAAAGAAGATATGAACGCCGACGAAGTACAGGTCAGCGGTAGCCACTACAAGGACATGCCCATCCAGCCGTGGGCGCTGATGGAAGCAGTGCTGACGCCCGAAGAGTTCCAAGGATTTCTCAAGGGCAACATCATCAAGTACGCCATGCGTGCTGGCCGTAAGGATGGCAGCGATGACGCAGGCAAAGCCAAACACTACATGCAGAAATTAAAAGAGGTGATCTGATGGCGCAGACCCCCGAAGGCAAAGTCAAGGCAGCAGTGCGTAAGCTGCTGGTTGAGTTCGGTATCTACTACTTCTCGCCTTCGGCCAACGGCTACGGGCGTGCGGGGATACCGGACATCATCTGCTGCTTCGGGGGACGCTTCATTGCCATTGAGTGCAAGGCAGGTAATGGGGTCACGACTGCCCTGCAAGACAGAGAGTTAGCCGCCATCCGTACAGCAGGGGGCATGACAATGGTGGTTAACGAAACAAACATACAAGAGCTAAAGGAAAAGTTGCAATGGATGAGATGACACGAGAAGAGATTGACAGAGCAATCGAGGAGCTGGACGATGCCGAGCGGGACTACCTCAAGCTAATCATCAGCCGGGTAGTGCGCTGCTTTGTAGACGACGACCACGAGGCGGTGCTGCTGTTTGGCAGGGAAGGCACAACGCAGATCGCAATGTGTACAGTGAACTGCGACGAGATACCCGCTGCCAACATGATTAACTACGCCTACAACCTGACATCGTTCATGGCCACAGTGGGCGCACCTGCCAAGGAGAAATTTAATTGAGCGCCCCCTACGATCAGATAGTGAGCATTGACTTTGAGACAGTGTGGGATCGCAAGAAAGGCTACACGCTGTCCGTGATGACAACCGAGGAGTACATACGCCATGAGTCATTCCATCCCTTCGGAGCGTGTCTCCATATATATGGCAGCGGAGAGCCAATTGAGTGGGTACGAGGACGAGACTTACATAAACACCTTCAGCAATACGACTGGGGACGAACCGCCATCCTTGCTCATAACGCACAGTTCGACGTATCCATCCTTGGATGGGAGTACGACATCCACCCCTGTTTCATCTTCGATACCCTGTCAATGGCGCGAGCTTTGCGTGGCGTTGAGGTTGGCAACAGTCTCGCCCGACTTGCAGCAGCTTTTGGTCTTCCCGCCAAAGGGACCGCCGTATACAGTACCGATGGTCTGGCCGAGCTGGACGCGAACATGGAACTTGAACTTGCAGACTATTGCAAACACGACGTATATCTTTGCGAGCGAATTTTCGAGCGTCTTGTTCAAGGGTACCCAGCGAAGGAACTCAGGCTTATAGACATGACGCTCAAGATGTACACGAACCCGGTGCTACAACTTGACAGTGCTATGTTGGTCGATGCACTACATGAAGAAAAGGAAAAACGTGAACAACTACTACATCGGCTCGGCGTGGACGAAGCTGTGCTCGCGTCGAACCCAAAGTTTGCAGCCGCGCTTGAAGCGCTTGGCGTACGAGCGCCAAGAAAGACTAGTAAGACGACGGGCAAAAGCACCCTTGCCTTGGCAAAAAACGATGCGATGTTTCAAGCGCTACTTAATGGCGAAAACGAGGATGTCTCATTACTCTGCGAAGCGCGTCTGGCAGTTAAGTCAACGACGGAAAGGACGCGGGCTCAGCGCTTTCTTGACATCAGCAAGCGCGGAGCGTTACCAGTTCCTCTTAGCTATTACGGGGCCAGCACGGGTAGGTGGACGGCCAGCAAAGGCAGCGCCATCAACATGCAGAACTTAAAGCGGGGCAGCTTCCTGCGCAAAGCAATCATGGCACCGCAAGGGCACAGCATTGTTGTCGGTGACCTGTCCCAGATTGAGCCGCGAGTCCTCGCGTGGCTGGCGGACTTCGAAGAAATGCTAGACATCTTCCGCGCAGGGGGTGACCCCTACGCTGCTTTCGGTGCTCAGATGTTTAATATCCCCGGCTTGACCAAGGAGAGCCACCCAGACCTTCGTCAGTCCGCCAAGTCAGCGCTTCTCGGGTGCGGCTATGGTCTTGGCTGGGCATCGTTTGCTTCGCAGCTAACGACAGGGTTTCTGGGTGCGCCGCCTGTGCGCTACAGCGGCTCGTTTGCACGAGAACTGGGCGTTACCAAGAAGGGGGCAATTACGTTCTTGAAGTGGCTGGACACAGAAGCCAAGCTACGGGACATCCCGCACACATGCAGCATAGACGAGCTGGTCCTCCACTGTCTTGCTGCCAAAGCCATCATCGACAAGTACCGCCGAACAGCCACCCCTGTGGTGGCGTTGTGGAACCTGTTCGGGAGCCTGATTAAGTACAGCCTGTACGACGGCAACGAGTACACCCACAAGTGTGTGACCTTCAAGAAGGGGGAGATCGTGCTG